AGCCAAACTACTTGGCACAGCAGCCAGCAATCGTGGTCAGGGACTGTTCGGTTAATCCCAAACAACTACTAGGAAAGGACTTGACCTAAATGGCAAGTGCAATTACAGGTACAGGGCAACTCGCAGGAGCCCCAACCGCATACTCAGGCTCAAATACAAGCCTGAGCCAAGCAATTCAAACAATCTGGTCGAAAGAAATTTTGTTCCAGGCAATGCCAATTCTTCGTTTCGAACAATTCGCAGTTAAGAAGACTGAACTAGGTGTAGCACCTGGTCTTCGTGTGAACTTTCTTCGTTACAAGAACTTCGCAGTAGATCCAACTCCTCTAACAGAAGGTGTTCGTATGACTACGAATGCACTTACTGCAGAGCAAATTGCAATCACAGTAGCAGAACACGGTTATGCCGTTGCTGTTTCTGAATTGCTACTTAATGCATCATTCGATGATGTAATGGCTTCAGCATCTCGTCTTCTAGGACGCCAAATGGCGCAATACCTAGATGTACAAGCACGTAACACTCTGTCTGCAGCAACTTCTGCAGTGTTCGGTTATGACCGTTCATCAGTACAAGGTGTTAATGACTGGTACAACGAAGGTACAGTAGCAACACAATTCTCTGACCTAGATGGTAACTACAAGTTATCAACTGGTGCTGTAAAGGATGCTGCTCTTACCCTTGCTGGTAAGAACATCCCTCGTTTAGGCGAGACATATGTACAGTTCGTACACCCAAAGCAGTCCCGTGATATTCGTTCGAACCCAGAGTTCATCGAAGTTACAAAGTACGCTGCTCCAGGTAACTTCATGTTAGGTGAAATCGGTCGTCTATACGACGTAGTATTCATCGAAACAACACAGGTTAAGAAGTTGGCAGTTAACGCTGCTTACACAACTTCAACTTCTGTTGGTCTTCCAGCATCTCAGATTGAGGTTCCTGTTAAGGCTAACACTGCTCCAGGAAGTGGTGGAAACCCAGAGTCTGCAGATTTCACAGCAGAAAAGGGTTATCTAACTACTGCTACTGGCAACGGTGCTGAAGTTTACGAATCAATCATGATTGGTGACAACGCATTTGGTCACGCAATCTCTCTTCCAGTTGAACTTCGTGATGGTGGCGTTCTTGACTTCGGTCGTGAGCACGCTCTTGCTTGGTATGCAATTTGGGGTCTTGGCGTAATTACCGATCAAGCAATTGTTAAGGTTTACACCAACTAATAAATCGCTTTACCTGATGTCTGGGAGCCTTACTCCTTTTTTGGCTCCCAGCCATCACTAACTAATTTAGGAGAATAAACACCGTGGCAAACACACAAACAAGTCCGCTTGATGCAACAGGCAAAGCAGCGGAGCAAGCAGCAAAGAAAAATGCAGAAGCATTAAAAAAGCGTAAAGAAGAAATTTCTATCGCTACTCAACTTGAGGCAGAGAGTCTAGAAAAAGATGTCTTTGATCCTAAAAAACCAGATGCTCCATTAGTACTGGATGAAATCGAGAATGTTGGAGTTTCAACTGCAGGTGACATGGTTGTCATTCGCACAATCACCGACATTGATGATATGAGTTATGGAGTTGGCAATACCTACACCTTTAAAGCAGGTGTTAAGTACAGGGTTCCAAAATCTCTTGCCGATTACCTAGAACAACTAGGTTACATTTGGCGGCCAAACTAAAGACTAGCCGTCGCTAGTAGTCCGACTCTCAACTGGTTCCCGCCCTCCTCCCAGTTGGGAGTTGGACCTTTTTATTTTTGCGCTGAATAAATTCTTAATACACGAGATGATTGGCATAGAATTTTAACGGAGGTTATGTGGCCACGATTTCAAGCCTAGCGGATCGATTACGGTCTGAAATTGGCGATATCCCAAAGTCTTTTGTTTATCAGTTTACTGCTGATGGGACTACTAACCGATACCTAATTCCTTACTCCCCTTTAGATGGATTAAATCTAATAGTTAACTTAAACGGAACAGATGTATCTGACGATGTAGAGGTTGAAGAAGCAACTGGTTATATTGTTTTTGATACGGTACCTGCTGCTGATGCTGCAGTAATTGTTGCTGGAAACTACTTTAGATACTTTACAACAACCGAAGTTCAATCTTACATAAGCACAGCGTTTTTAGAACACTCAGCCTTCCACACCGATGCCTACGGTCGTAGTGTTAGTCTGCAGAATATGCCTACACTTGAAGAGTATCCCGTAGTTATTTACGCATCAACTTTAGCCCTTTATGCATTGGCTAATGATGCTGCTTTTGATATTAACGTCTTTGCTCCAGATGGTGTGACAATTCCAAGGTCTGAACGTTATCAACAATTAATGCAGATGATTGAATCTAGAAAACAGCAGTACAAAGAGTTGTGTTCCCAACTTGGTATTGGTCTTTATAAGATTGATGTCTTTAGTTTCCGCAGAATTTCTAAGACTACTAATCACTACGTGCCAATCTTTCAACCACAAGAGATCGACGACCGCTCAGCCGCTACCCGTGTCCACCTGCCTACTCCTACCTATGGCAATGTGGAAACTCCAGTATCAATTGTTACTCAGGACCTCTTTGTCTATGAAGGAGATGCCTACGAGTTTACTATCGTCCTTGATTTTGAAGTCGACACCTATACCGCAAAAGCAGATATTTTAGGAGTAGGTATTCCTGGAGTTATAACAACTTTTACAATTACATTTCCAGTAGTAGGTACGGCAGACGGAGCAGGACTTCGTACTCTAAAATTAGCACTCACTGGAACACAGACACGTATGTTACCTCGAACCTCTTACTATGATGTTCAGTTAACTAAAGACGGAGTCACTCAAACATACGTCAGAGGAAAGATATTTAAGACAGAAGAGGTAACAGAATGAGTCAGTACGTAAGACCAGGAACTACTGTTCCAATTGTAGTAAATGACGTAATCTTAATAACTACACCCTCTGGCACTCAAGACTTTGGAACAACTAGCGGTGCACTAGAGCCACAGGCGTTAGCGTATGAGCATACTCAAAATGCAGTTAGTGCTTCTTGGGTAATAACTCATAATTTAGGCTTTAAGCCTAACGTTACAGTTGTAGACTCTGGGGGTACAATTTATGAAGGTGAAATAACATACACTAATTTGAACTCCCTTACGGTCTCGTTCTCTCAAGCCTTTTCAGGAAAAGCGTATTTATCTTAAGGAGATAATGTAGATGGCCCGTAAGTTTTTAACCCCAATTGATTTAAACAAATTAGAATTACAAAATGCAAGAATACAAAACTTAGCCACTGCTCCAGCAGACCCTACAGTTGGTCAAATTTATTATGACACAGTACTGGGATACTTACGCACTTGGAGCGGTTCTGCATGGCAAGCAGCAGGCACACAAGGAACTACTGGTGCTCAAGGAGCAACTGGTGCTGGTACTCAAGGAGTTCAAGGAACTGTTGGTGCTCAAGGAACAGTAGGTTCTCAAGGAGCAGTTGGTACTCAAGGAACTGAAGGTGCACAAGGAACTGTTGGTGCTCAAGGAACAGTAGGTTCTCAAGGAGCAGTTGGTACTCAAGGAACTGAAGGTGCACAAGGAACTGTTGGTGCTCAAGGAACTCAGGGAACACTGGGTTCTCAAGGTACACAAGGAACTGTTGGTTCTCAGGGCACTCAAGGAACATTAGGAGCGCAAGGAACAGTAGGTTCTCAAGGCACTGATGGTACTCAAGGTACTTTAGGTTCTCAAGGAACTGACGGTGCACAAGGTACTCAAGGAACTGTAGGTTCTCAAGGTGTACAAGGTACTCTTGGAGCACAAGGTGCTGAAGGTTCATTTGGTGGTATTACAGTTGGATATACATTCAGTACTAGCACAACTATGTCAGACCCAGGCGATAATTTTGCTCGTTTTAATAATGCTACATTAGCCTCAGCAACCATTCTTGCATTGGATGATAATCCTTCTGATGGTAACTATGATGTATCTAATTTCTTAACCACTATTGATGATTCAACATCTACAATCAAGGGTCACGTAAAAGTATCTAAGAAAAATGATATTGCTACTTTTGCTCTTTATACAATTTCTGGTGTTACAGATGAATCACCAAATTGGTTTAGTATTAACGTTGCTTATGTTTCTGGTAACGGAACCTTTAGCAATAACGATGAACTTCTATTTACATTTGCTCGTACTGGTGATGCTGGTGCTACTGGTTCTCAAGGAACTCAAGGAACAGAGGGTGCTCAAGGCACGGTAGGTGCACAAGGTACTCAAGGAACTCTAGGCTCCCAAGGCACAGTAGGTGCACAGGGAACACAGGGAACAGTTGGTTCTCAAGGAACCCAAGGAACTGATGGAGCCCAAGGAGCAGTTGGTTCTCAAGGTACACAAGGAACTGAAGGTGCTCAAGGAGTTCAAGGAACTGTTGGTGCTCAAGGAGTTCAAGGAACTTTAGGTACTCAAGGTACTGATGGAGCCCAAGGCACAGTAGGTGCACAGGGAACAGTCGGTGCTCAAGGTGCTGTAGGTACCCAAGGTACTCTTGGTTCTCAAGGTACTGATGGTACTCAAGGAACTGAAGGTGCTCAAGGTACTCAAGGCACAGTAGGTGCACAGGGAACTGTTGGTGCACAAGGTACAGTGGGTTCACAAGGAACAGTAGGTTCTCAAGGAACTGAAGGTGCTCAAGGTACTCAAGGCACAGTAGGTGCTCAAGGAACTGTTGGTGCACAAGGTACATCTGGTCTTGATGGAGATAAGTACTCCACAACCTCTACAACATCAT